TTAATAATATCGCTACGTCGATATTTCTTTTTAGAGACAGGTTCGTTATTTCCTTTACTACCAACACTAGCTGCTTTCAATTGATTATCTTTATCTATTTTACTAGTCTCTTGAACTTTAGCTACTCGTTCTTGTTTCTCAGTCCAATTAGTAAGTAACTCTTTAGCAGAGTCATAATCAAAATGTACTTCAGCTCTGTTGTATAACTCGGAGCGAACTTTAGAACCATTTATCCATTCAGCAAAGTTAGGGTCTTGAACAATCTTTTCCAACTCTGGATACTCAGCATTTAGCTTAGTCAAAGTAGCAGTACGCTTCATTTGCTTTGCTGCATCTTGAGCTTCCTTAATAGCAGGATGATTATCAATTTCTTTCTTTACATGTTCTTTAGGATTTTCAATAAAATCCACTGGGTTAGGTTCTTCTACCTCAGTCTGTGATGCTTTCGAAGTTTGTGTAGAAATAAAGTCATCAACAACTTTCCTAAGTTCGCCTACTTCAGAGCCTTGTTTACCAATAAGCTTTTCAGCTTGTTGATGCATTTCTGCAATCTCTTTAGCAGTCTTCCCTCTATACTTCTCTGGTAAGTCGTCTTCTTCTTCTGCAACTGTCTCTTCCTGTACAACTGGGTCTTCCGTGATTGGTGTAAGCTCTTTTTCAAGTTTTGCCTCTACTTTCTCTTGGTCTTCTACCTCTGGTTGGTCAGGTGCAATTGCTTCTTCTACTTCTTCTATTATATCAGCCATATTATTCTCCTGTGCTTAAAAGCATTATAGGGAGATAACTAAGGAGACTAACCCTTACTTACCTCTGTTTAAATTAATACTCTTGCTTTTCAGTAAGAGCGTTATGTTTCTTCGCCCATTTCGCATGTGCGTCGGGGAAGTCTCCAGATACACCTTCTAACATTATGGTAGGAGCACTAATAAGTTTCTTAGACTCTTTACCACATGTTGGGCAATCTGTTGTTGTAGTGTATTCAATAATTTTATCGAATACACCACAATCCTTACATTCAAAATCAAACAGTATCTTCATTTTCTAAATCTTGATGTGCTTGTTCTGAAACATCCTTCAGATTAATTAACCAGTTCATGATTCTTAATTCACCTCTACGAGCAAATAAAGTTTTCTCATCCTGTATATCTTCAATCTTAATTGTTGCTTTTATTTTCTTAATGTCATCTACTAAGTCTTTCCATCCTTTAGTAGTAAACATTGTAAATCTATCTTCGTAATATTGTTGTAATTCTTTGTCCATAATGTCCTTATTTATTCATTACATACATAGTAACTTCAAAACCAAATCTCATTTCTGTTACTTGAGGTGTAGTCCAGTTCATATTATTCTCCTAAGTTTAGTTTAAAAGAACAAGTTCAGGTAAGAGCTAGGCAAGTTACCCTTGATGTTACACATACATAAGATTTTTTATCTATATCTTATACTAATAGTTTATCATATTTTAATACAAAAGTCAAGCTTTATTTTGTTTTTGTACCATTTGCATTTTAACAATCTCTTTATTATCTTTCATATCTTGCTGTTTAATCTTAAGTTCTGCCTCTTTTAACATAAGTTTTGCAGTAGCTTCTCTACGTTTAAATTCTCTTTCTTTCTCATCTGACTCACTAGGTAAGTTAGTTGCAAGAGAAGTCATTAGTTTAGCTTGTATCTCTTGAGGAGCTAACTGTGCTTCTACTTGATACTTCTGAGCCTGTGCCATATTCTCTTGAGCTTCAGCATTATTAAGTGCTATCTCTGCTTTAGCTTGTTCTACTTGAATTTGTTGTGCCATTTGAGATTGTTCATCTTGAGCTTTTTTACCTTGTTGTAATGTTTCAATTAAGGTAGCTCTATTCTCAAGACTAGAGTTTTGAATAATACCTTCTAGTAATAAAGGTACTACTGGACTGTTTGGTCCAAGAGTTTTAAGTAGATTTAAGAATTGTAACTGTTCTACTTCTTTAGCTAGATTACCTAAAGATGAGTTAGCTACAAACTTGTAATCTGCAACAGGGAATTCTTCTGGTGCAAACTGCATAAATCTATGTGCTACTTTAGTAATGAATGGAACCAAGAAGTTGTCTTGGAAGTTCACTAGTGTTCTTTTATTCTTTTTAAGTATGGTAGCTAGAGTTACAGAGAGTTCTCCTCCTGTAGGTTGCTTAACATCACTTTGAGTATCTAAAGTGTTGGTAGCTTGTAGTAACATCTTTTGGAATGCTTGTGCTGTTTGTAAATTAGATGTATCTGTTTGACCAAACTGAAATGGTTGTAGAACTTCTCTTGGGTCTCCATTAGTAAGTATTGTTTTACCAGGTCGTACCTCAAACTTAGCTCCTCTAGGTAATCGTGTTGCATCCATACCCATCATAGGTGCTGTAGTTAAAGCTAGTGAATCTAGGTGAGCTCTTAACTGTGCATCAATAGCTTTTTGCATATTGTAGCCTTTTTCTGCTACTCCTCTACCCCAGAATCTCTTAGGTACAGTATCATCTTGATATGCAACGATTGGTCTATCTTTCATCATATATGGACTTCTTTCTGCTTTAAGGAGTACATCATCGTTACCAATTACTACAATACCTTCTACTAATTTACCATATTCTTGTAATATGTCTCCAGTTCCTTCATATGTTTCACCACTATCAGGATTATCAAGTAATTTCTCTGGAACTAGACCATAATACCTTACAATCTTAACTTTATCTTGGTCATAGTCTTCATCTATCCAAGATTCGTCTAAATCTGCTTCATCTGGAGCACTTCCTCCTAAATCAGCTTCTAAATACACTCCATCTTCTATATTTTTAGCTACATGGTGTGCAGATACGAATTCTTCAATAGCACATCCCATTGCATCATCTACTGTAGTAGCATTAGGGTCGATAAGGAAGTTTTGTGGACTAATAGGATTTAGAGTTACTGTAATTTTTTCTTTTTCTTTTGTACCAATAGCTACAGAATCTAAATCACCCATAACTTGTGTTGCTGGTTTTAGTACTTTTTCTCTATTGACTACAACTTCTCCAATACCTGTACCATATATAGAAGATAATAAGATTGCATCTCCTACTGCTTTACGTAAACCTGTTTGTTTAAAGCATTGTTTCATGTATTGTTGCATATAGTCTACATCTTTTGAGTCCTTATCCATAAGGTCGTCATCAATACTAAACAAATCATCACCATTACCAAAGACTCCTTCTTCAATCTCTGATGCATGGTTCTCAATAGCTTCTTGAAGGACGGGAGATACTAATCTACTTCTTTCTGATTCTCTTAATCTATCACCAGAGTCCCATTCACCTCGCCACAGTCTTTCATATTCTTTCCATCGTTCTAGATAGTTCTCATCTCGACTATCTCTCCAGTCCATTAAATGTCCTTGAATCCATGAAACCAGTTTATTATTTGTTTCGTACTGTGCCATTGTGTATTCCTCTTAGTTAATAACCAGAAACCATGTCTAAGGCTTCATATTCTTCGTCTATATCTTCAAAATGCATTTCAACTTGTGCAATCTGTTGTATATATGCTAGTGCATCTACCAAGTCATCGTGTAATTGAGCATTAGGAAAGTTAACTAGCTGGTCAATGAATGGATTATTCCAATCACCTCTTTCTAATACAACTTTCCTGTTTTCAAATAGCCCTTGTAACGACCATATAATTCTTTCACTTTTCTTTCTGTTACCATGATTCAGGTCTTCTATCCTGAAGTACATGTTGTTCTCTCTCATTAAATCATTTAAGTATGGTGCTGCTGCATTCTTAAGAGAACCTTTCTCTATACCAATTTTTGTTGGCATGTAATCCTGTACTGCTTTAAAGATTTCTCTACAAGTTTCTTGTATATCCCATCTTCCGTGTTTTATTTCTTTGACCCACCATCCTTCTTGATGCACTTTAACGATTGCAATAGCTGTCTCATCCAGTTTCCTATTCTTGTTACCTGCTTCTTTATCCACAGACACAAATCCAGCCAAATCGACTGCAATGTAGTAACGACCATCTTCAGGTTCATCTTCTTCTTCTCCATATTCTATCCATTCCTCTTTAAATATATCCCTTGAAGCTGCTTGGAAACTAGCAAGGAACTCTTGTCTAAATGCAAAGCTACTCATTGAGGTCTTTGCTGCTTCTATTTCTGATTCCGGGATTAATGGATTGTCATAAGAAGAATAGTGAAACTCTTTCCAATCTTCGTCTGTTCCTTTTTCTGCATACTTATATAGCTCATAAAAGTGGTTACGACCTTTAGGAGTTCCTATAAAGAGTGCTTTACCTTGTACATCTGCTAATGCTGGTCTTAGAATCTGTTCCCATACATTAGGTTTAATATCTGCATATTCGTCAATAACCAAAAAGTGTAAACCTACACCACGAAGTGTATCTGGTCTATCAGCTCCTTTTAGATATATCTTACGACCATTAACTAAAGTTAGTACAGATGTATTCTCATGTGCTGCTTGTATTACATCTTTACCTAATTCTTTTAGAACACCCCACATAATATCTTTTGCTTGTTGGAATGTTGGTGCTACATAAAATACATCTTTAGATTCACTCTGTAA